GGTGTATTTCGCAACCATATGAAGGCAATGCTTTTCCTTTGTGAATAACCAAATTTTCACTTATCTGCCATCCACATATAGCACATTTGAATTGATACAATGAGTAAACTTTATTTTTATCTCTAGACATATCCTTTGCTCTTTTAATTATTGACGGTTTTTCTTTTTCTCTAATAGCTGCACGTTTGCATTTATCACTACAATAAATCGCTCTGTTGCTTTTAGTTTCAAAATCTTTACCGCACACTTTGCATTTCTTTTTCATTCTTTACTCCTTCAAAACATACTGTTTTATAAATCTTCGTGCATATTGTGGATGAATCATACTTCTTTGTGTTTGCACACTGTATTCACCTTTTTTGACCTTAGAAATTACTTTCTTAGGTACAAATTCAATAGGCTCAAAATCTAAGTTGTTTTGTACTTCACAATTAATGAACCAATATTGAGTCGGCTTCTCAAAATAATCTCCGTCCATTCTTCTATTTTTATCAATCATAGAAGGCTTTATGCACCAATAACTTGTTAAGTAATGAGGTTGCGTATATGGATTTTCAATAATCATCTGCAATCCTCTTTTTTCTGCTACAACAACTAACATACTGATTAATTCATATAACTCATGTAGTTCATCATGCAGCTTCATGCTATATTCTAATTTCTTTATATCATCCCAATTTTTCTGTTGCTTGGCTTGTCCTCTAAACCAAATAGGAACTTTTGCTTCAAACCTTGTACAAGGAAAGAAAGCAATGATTAAATCATCTTTCTTTATCCCGTCAAATATGGAAGGTTCGTTTATGATACCCCCCCCCCGAATCTCTTTGAACAAATCAATAACATAATCAGTTTGATTGAACTCATTTTGAATATCGTAGTCATAAGCATTGATTCCTAGCTTTCTGAACTCATTCTTGAATGTTCCTGATTGTTCAAATAAACAATGTACTTTCATCTTCTTTTACTCCTATTTAAAACAACGTTTCTTGTTCATATTTTTTATTGTTATATGTGAAAATATTCTTGTTAATAACTGTTTCTTTACAATGTATTTCATCTTCATCAAATTGAAACATGGGAGAAAATGGACTTGATTTCCTATAAAATCTTTTATCGTAAAAATCTTGTACACTAATGCATCCCTCTTGCCTATTTGATGTAAATAATTGGTTACATTTGCAATCTCTGACACCACAATCAAATATTTCTTCATCAAGTTGCTCTTTAGCGTATTCATTACCATATCTCTTTATCATGGCAGTGTTATTAAAAGTTGTGCTTTTATTTACCAATCTATCCCCACAACAACACTTATTTGTTCCAATGTAGTGTAAGTCATTGTCTGCGATAGAAAATGGTATGCCATGATCTTGAAAATATTCTATGAATGGTTTATACATTTCCAATCTGATTGAAGGCTTCAAATTAAGAAGTCCCATTTGCGTGAAGTCTTTTTTTTCTAAATTCAACTCATTTAGAATAAATTTTTTGCATTGCTCGTTTTGTGGAACTATTTTAATTCCTTCCAATGTAAAGTTATCTGCATCTTTAAACATTTCTACAATTTTCAAGTTTGAGACACCAGGGATAAATGGTTGTATTCTAATACCGACTTTAAACCCTCTGTTTTTCAATTCTCTGTAAAATTTGTACCTATTCTCAATGCTTGGAACATTTGGCTCAATGTTGGTATGGTTTTCAACGTTAGTAATACTTAATTGAAATGTATGCAAATCTGGTCTTATATCACAATCATAAGTAGTGTCGCTTTTTGTTGAAAATAATACGTGTATTCCATATTTATTCGTTACATCAAGCAATTGTTTTGTGATTTTAAGATTTTTCTCGCACGGTTGAAATGGGTCGCTCATCCCCCCCAATGCCATGTAATTCCATTGCTTATTAATGTTTCTAAAAAATTCGTATCATCAACGTTCTTATCATCAAAAACTTTTTTGAGCTTGTTTTTAACTTGAGTAACATTCGCAACTTGTATCTCTTTTCCATATTGCATTATCTTTCTGTTTTCTGCGAAACAATATTTGCACCCAAATGAGCACGTTTTATAAGAATCAATTCTTATTGGTAATCCACAAATTGCAAATTTACTACTTACATTAAGCCCATTAAATTTTTTGATGTCATTCATCTATCGTCACCACCATCAACATATTCTCCAATGTAAATTTCTCCCTTGATAACATACACATTCTTGTAGTTCTGCTTTGTTACCCCTAAAAAATCTTTTCCAGGCTTTTTAAAAGCTAGTTTTCCATCTTTTGTACAGTATTTGTATTTGTTATCTCCATAACATTTCTGAACACTGTACATAAGTTCATCATCATATCTTTTCGCTATCATCTAGAATGGCATCCCCTCTCCTAAATCATCATTTGAAGGATATGATTGATAATTTACTTGATTTGTAAATGGTACTGTTTGTGGCTGCTGCATCTGTTGTTTCGTCTGTTGATAAGCTTGTGTTTGTGGCATTGTCGCATTGTTTACGCTCAATTCTACGTCCATAACGTACACACTAGTCTTATACACTTTCTGATTCTCTTTGTTCGTGTATGAGCTTTTTTGAAGCTTTCCGTCAACTGCGATATGTTGTCCTCTGAATCCATATTGATTAATATGTTCTGCATTATCTCCCCACGCAGTGCAATCGAAGAAATATTTACGTTCTTGTCCGTCCTTCCCTTTCTCCTTAACTTCGATAGAAAAATTACATAGGCTTTGTCCTGTAGCAGTTTTCTTTAAAGTGATATCACTACCGATTTCGCCTGATAAAATAACTCTGTTCATTTCTTTTCAACTCCTTTATACAAATTCAACACCTATTGAATTAGGTCTAATTCCTTCTATCATCTGATACATATGTGATTTAGAAATGAAATTCTTTCTAGCACACTCGGCAATTGAGCTATAGACTGTATCGCCTATTCTCACTTTCTTCTTGTTTCTCAATCCCTGAATTTGAGCTAGTTTGATAACTCTTAGGTTTTCAATTTTCATTTCGCCATCCCAAACGATAGAATCATTCTTTTCTATTTCCCCGACAAAAGCTTTGTAAGCTTCAAATAATACATTCAAGTATCGTTTCCCTTCTTTAAAGTTCACTACAACTCTGTAAATTGATTCCGTTTCCTTTTTAGCTTTCATTTCTTTTTGGTTTCCTTTTAAGTCAACAGAAACAACTCTTAAATAACTTGTAATGTAATATCTGATTCCTGTTTTGCTTTCGCCCAGTAGTTGGAATTGTTCATCATCTTGACTTGTTACTTTTCTTCTTTCTTCCTCATCTGTTTCAATAGGAAGAAGAATACATCCTTTGTAGGTTTCCTCGTTCCGAACCATTTTGGAGAACTTAGCATTTGTAATGCACAATTCCCTCATTACTTCTTTTGAAGATACGATTCCACGTACAACTGATATATCGTTTTTATCCAACATATAATAATGCACTTTCCACACATCCCTTTCTTATCCGTTCATCAAATCTCCCAACATCTTCATTCCTTCCTCCTTTTTTGGAGGTGCAGGCAATTGATCGTGTTGTTGATACATTTCCAAACTGATTTGACCTGAATTTAATAACTGTACTTCTTCTTCACAAACCTCTTTATAAGTTTGTAAAAATCTATCTCGGTAATATTGCAAGTCTTTTTTATTGCTCCACGCAATATCTCTTAACAGATAGCTCCCTCCGAGCGCTTTCTGAATGTTTCTAGGCAGTTTATCGTAGTTGACCTTACTAGTATGAGGGTCACACTTGGCGTTCCTTAAAACGATTTCCCAAGCCTCTCCAGCTTCCTTTGTTTTTCCAATCGCAGTTTTACTAATTCTTGTTTTTACTTGTGCTACATTTGGAGCAAACTCTCTTGTATCACTTTGGATGATTTGATTCACTGCATTTGCTACAGTTAAATATTCATAATTCTTAAAAGATACTTGCCAAAGTTTTAAATAGGCTTGTGTATCTTCTTGAGTCATGTTTTTGTAACTCATTGGGTAATTGATTCTTAGCACCTGTAAGATTCTTTCAGTTTCTTCTAATGTCAAAATGCATACCCCATTTCTTTTCTCGTCAATTGTCTTTGACCGCCATTGTTATTGTTCTGCAATTTGTAGAATGTTGACCAGCTATGTACAATGCTCTGATTTACAATAGCAATCTTGGTAACATCATCTAATGCTAATTCATTTAATTTATTTAAAGACAACTTCATAGCTCTAGCAGTCAAAGGCTTTCTTGCTTTATTTCTCATTTCAACAAAACCATGCAATGCATCTTGCAAATCTTTGTTTTCTGTATATTCTGCAATAACAGATTGAACACTTTCTTTTTTTATATTTTTTTCTTTATATTCATTAGTATTTAATTCTTTAGTACTTTGTTTATTAGTATTTTGTTTATTAGTATTTATTTGTGGTTGATTTTCCGTGCACTGAACTTCCGTGCATTGAATATCCGTGCACCGATTTTCCGTACACGGTAATTTGTCATACGGTTTCTCGTAAATATCGTAGATGTAATCAAACCTTCCTGTTTCATCTTGAACTCTAGTACGCTTTAAATATTTGTGTTCTTCAAGTTCTTTTAGTGCGGTTTGAACTGCTGCTTTATTTTCTTTTACGATTGCAACCAATCCATTTACTGAATAATCCCAATTACTAGGTAAAGAAAGCATCAAACCAAGAAGTCCTTTTGCTTTTAGTGAAATTTCTTTATCTTGAAAGTGGTAATTGCTCATTACCGTAAATCCTTTAGTGTTATTTACTCTAATCACTGCCATACTTCACACCTCCTAACATTCTGTTCCTATGTACTTTGTATGAAACGTTATAACGACACTAAACGCACTCCAAACGTCCGCTTTAAATCCGTAAAAATATCCAGGCTCTTTTTTTGTTCCTTTTCCTTTGTTTGGAGTATCTTTAGCAAACAAATCAATCAGAGCTTGTCTAATAGTTGCGTCTGTCGCTTTCATAGAGTGGCATAGAGTCATTTTTTCTTCACTTCGGTATATTAATGTTGGTTCTATGTCAAAAGCTTCAAATTGCTCTAATAAACGACCTATAAAGTAACAAGTTTCAAATGTTGTTTGACCTACAGGCATGCCGAAACTCTGTATTCCTTCAATCGCCACATAATCAATTGGATAATTCTCTGCTTTCCAATTTGAGATTTTATCTTGCAATTCTTTGTTAGGAATTTTCCCTTTATCTACAACTGCCGATAAATCATTCTCAACTACAACAAATGCACTGTATTCATTTGCTGGGTCAATGCCTAAAATCATCTTACGCACCTCCAATCTCAAACTTAGTGACCTCGATTTTTTTCTTTGTCGCATTCATCTTGGCTTCGATACTTTCATAAGCAGTTTTGAAACGTTTTAAATCAGAATTAACTTTCGCAAGCTTAGTTCTTTCATCTGCTACTTTCTGACAAGCTAGTGCTTCAAAGAATTTAATACTCGGTGCTTTCCCGTCATGGTCACGCTCCCAAGTACTTCGCTCAACATAAATTGCATTTGTCATTTTATTTTCAATATCTGCTTTAAGAATGTTCGATTGTTCCTGTAATCTAGCCATCATTTCACCAATTAAGAACATTTGATTTGCAAGGTTTTCTACGTTTAATGCCATTTCCATTACTGCACTTTCATCAGGAATATATGCATCAACTAAGATTGAAAGTTGCTCTTGGATTTCTTCATCTTTCCAATATTTAACTTTGAATGGATTATATTTAAACAGTAATTCATTTTGACTTAGCATTATATTTCACCTCTGATTCATCAATATGTCCGTAGATGCGTTCTAAATATCTTTTGGCAATGCCTAGCATTTTCTCTCTATTTGAACTCTGGTCTAGTAGGTTATGACACCTTCTACACACTGTAATAATGTTTTTTTCTACCCCAAGTCCTGATTGCGATCTTGGAATTACGTGTCCTTCTGGAAATGCGAAGGGAGAACCGCAAAAGATACACATTCTCCCATCTCTTTCCCATACAATATCTTTAACTGATTTAGGAATATCTGTAGCTTGGCTACGTTTTGATTTATACATATTTTTTCAATTCCTCGTCTCTGTAAGAAATTGCATCTTCTAAATGTTTAAACCATTTTCTCCTACTACAAATGGTGACTCTAAATCCATTACTCATTACTTCGATATGGTGTAATTTTTTATTTTTCATAATTATTTTCCCTTTTTTAGCTTTACTGTAATTTGCAGCAGAATGTGAACAATTTTCTTTTCCTGTAACCCACTCTAGATTACTTACGCAGTTATTCGCTCTATTAAAATCAATGTGATTTACTTGCGGTTTATTTTCAGGGTTTGGTATAAACGCTTCAGCAACAAGTCTATGAACACGCATCGATTCTGTTTTCCCATTTTTCATAACTCGTACTTTTTTATATCCTTCACGACACGTGTTTTGGACTAATATATGTTCGCCTATATTTTGAAACCTTCTCTGCCTTGTGCTTTTTATTCTTCCTAAGTTACTTGCGTAATATCCTTCCAAAGAAGGAATTTTCCTCCATTCTTCCATTAAACTAAGCTAACTCCTTCAGACATTTTTTCATATTCGGAATCTTGTTCTACTTGCTGAGTTTCATCCCTATCGAAATAAACAGGTTCAGAACTTACATCATCTTTAAATGACATATCTGTTTCAATTGCAGTTTGCATTTCAATGCTCATGATTCCCCATTTAGAAATCAATTGACGTAAGATAGTTTTGAAAGCCATTCCGTCAAAATCTTTTTCCCAGAATGTATATCCCTTATGAGCTGCATACCCTTTAGAATATTTCTGAGCGTGTTCTTCCATTGTTTCTTTTGACCAGTACATTGATTTAGTAAAACCATTAGTCAATTCAAACATTCCGTAATATCCAATTGTAGGAGCTTTTTCACGTTCTAATGGATCAGTAATAGCTCTTACTTCAATGTCTTCTGTAAATGGGTTATAGCTTAACAATTCACCATCTTTAACTGCTACAACATTGATTTTCTTGTATTGACCTGAACGAATAGCTAATTGGAGATATCCTTTATATCCAAGTTGGAATGTAGCAACTGTACGATTGTTCTTAGTGTCTCTGAATGGCACCATGTAGTAGTGTCCTAACTGTGGACTAGGTGATAAGTTCAAAGAATCACCTACGATTCCTGCACTTACGATCGTTGGAAAATCGCATTCTTGTAATTGCTTATTTGTATTAACTGCACTAATGATAGATGCCACGAATTTTTTACCTCTCGTTGCACTACCTAAAGTTTTTGAAATGTTGGCTAACACTGCATCTGATTTAACATAAGATGCAAATGAAGCCTGTGGCTTTTTGGCAATATTGTTTTGAATCATGTTAACACTCTCCTTTTTCTACAATTGTCACTTTTACGTTATTTTCACGCATGAACTTATTTAAAATCGGATTAAAAGCCTGTAATTTGCTCATAGGGCCTTCAAAACGGAATACGCAGTATCTTCTTGGCTCTGTCTGATTTTGAGCCTGAGGAGTTTCAAATGGAGCTTGTTTAGGAACTACATTTTCTCTTTCCATTTGAGCTTGAAGCTTTGCTTTAGCTTCCTTGATTTCGTTTATTCTCTCTGTAGCTTTGCTTAGATCCAATGTTTTACAGAACAATTGGATAACTTGTTCTGCCTGTAGTTCATCTTCAGGAAGAGAAGCTTCAAGAAACGATAATTGTTCTTCGGCCTTCATGAATTTGTTGCTTAGGCTTTCTTCAATTTCTTTGTTCTTAACAGTTTTGTTCAAATATCTTTCTTCAAAAACTGAATCAAATGGGTACTTATCATTTGTCATGTTTGTCCATAGTTCTTTAATCTGATTACGTTTCAATTCTTTTTCTGCGTTATCAACTTCATTGATTCCATCACCCAATTTATCGGATGCAGCTTTGATAGTCTTTTCGACTTGCATAATGTCTTTTTTATCCTGAATCCATTGTGCAAAGACATCATTTTCAACTTGCTTACGCTTATCAGATACAAGCTTTACCAAATTGTTTAAAGCAGCTCTATCTGTTTTAGCCTTCTTGTAGTTGCCTTCATCTACTACATAGTTGTAGTGCTTTAAGCCTTCTTGAATATCAGGTAATAATTCACTAGCGTTTGTGTACACTTTTCCGTTTTGTGCACGTACCTCTAAATTAAATTCCATATTTCCATCTCCTCTTTTTCTATATGGACAATGTGATAGGTGGTTCTACATCTTGGATAAAGTACCTATCCCATTTTTCTAACATTGCTTGTTTTAGATCGTTCATACTGTCTAGAGCTTCTTCTTTTCTGTAGGAACGCTCAATAATTCGTGCATCACCATCTGCAAATCTAAGCTCTGCACAATAGATAACGAAATCGAAGTCCGTTACTATTAGTCCTTCCAATGTTTGGCAATAATAGTTGTCAGGAACTGTTTCGTTTCCTTTAGAACCCCATTTCTGCAAACTATTAGAATTAATAATCTTGGATGTTTTGATTTCCAAGATTCCTCTTTCACCTGTTTCTTTGTTGTATATAAGTCCATCAGGACTGTATCTCAAGAACTCATGCTCCTTAGAAACCAACGTAACGTTATCCACGTATTGAACATCTAATTCAAGGTGTTTCGCCTGAAATAATGTTCTTAAACAAGGCTCTGCGGTATTTCCATACTCAATTGCATCATTCGTAATCAGTTGTGAGCCGAATTTTTTATCGTGCCACAACTGATTTAATGTTTTCCATGGATTCAAATTCATGAAGCACGCTGCATCAGACCCTCCAATTCCACGTCCACGCTTTTTTAGCCATTCTTCATGGCTTCCATACTTTTCAACACTGAACTTTTCAGTGTCTTGATACAGATTCATTTTTAGCCCCTCCTTTTAATACGTACTTGGCATATGATGTTTTATCTCCAAACCGATTTTTTGATGTTTCGGTTTGAGTTTCAATGTCATATCCCAAGTCTCTTAAATCCCATATACGAGCACCCAAACGAGTGATTCCATATTCCTTTAGGTGCTTTATGACTCTTTCTGTTTGAGTCATTTTACAAACCTCTTATGTACCAATTAGCTATCACAATGAAAGCCAAAGAAACTAAGAAACAAATAAGAGAACAAATGTAATTGAATTTAGCAGCACGATTAACCATATGAGTCTGCTTTTGACTTCTAACCGCCATAGAATATTGAGTTTCATACTCGTTATTGGCAAAAGAAGGAAGCGTGATGCAATCACCTAATTCAACTGCTTTCTTCTTTGCGGTTGATTTAGAACCAGGCTTCTTCGTCTCTTTCTGCTTTGCAGAAGTCGTAGCAGTAGTCTTCGTAACTGTACTCATCTTGTTCTTCCTCCTCATCTTCATCAATGTATCTGTTGTCATCTAACTCTCTTAAATCATCTACATTCATCATGTTGTTCACACCTTTCTTTGAACTCAGGAAACATCCTGATAAATAACTTTGTTGGAACTTTCTTTGTATCTATCACTTTGGATAGATTGGACTTTTTATAAGCCTCCGATTCGCATATAAGATTCAACATCTTGTATGCGGTTTTCTTAGAAACACCAAGTTCCATGATGTCTCTATAGCCAAGCAACACTTTCATTCCTTTACACATCTTTTCCCAACTTCAAATCCACACATATAAATGGTTTGAAGAATTGAAGATACGTTTACTAAATCTTCCTTAGAACATCCGTTCTTAATTAGCACATCAAAAACTTTTCCTTCCGCTTGTACTGATTCATGGATTAAACTGATTGAATCCTTTCTTCTACTTGGTTCTGCCATTTTATTCACCCTTTCTTATCGTTTTATGCATTTTTGAATTTATTAATGAAATAAATCTGACCTTTGCCTGTAATAACTGGTGTCTTAGTTTCTCTTACAGAACCATCAGGATTCGTTACTGTTCTAATCTTGATTTCGATCAAGTCCATTTCTCTAGATTTTTGCGTTGGCATATTGTAATTTTCGCCTTTAGAACACAAATACCCATTTTCTCTTAGCCAAGCAAAGAAACGATTTTGACCCATCTTACATCCGCTTTGACTAATCAATTTAGCTTCTTGACCAACTAAGATTGAACTATCACTAGCTGCTACCGTATCGGCAAACAACGCTTTCGGTTTCATCTCGATAATCTGTTTGTTTTGTCGTTCCAATACTGACTTAGCTTCAATCAAGGCCTTAGCCATTAATTCTTCACCTGTAAGTTGCGGTGTAGCATAACTTCCTGTTTTTCTAAGTGTTGGAAGTACCTCACTTGTAACCCAATGTTTAAATTTTTTAGCACTTTGAAGTTTTGAGCTAAATACTAATGCGTATACACCTGATTCATTAATAATAGTCAAGTTAGGGTTTCCTTTATTTCCGTCGTGAATTGCGACGCTATTCTTATCTTCACTATCAACGTGTTTTGACAATGCGTCTCTTGGGTTTGAATACCCTAAGATTTCTGCTACATCCTTCCCAACAAACCAAGGCTCGTCATTAATAAGTAATGTTCTTACTTGATTGTTTTCAAAATTAAATTGTTTCAATTCGTTCATTTTATTCACCCCTTCTTATCGTTTTAGGCCAATTCTTTTTTGAACATATTTATGAAGTAGATTTGACCTCTGCCTGTCACTTTTGTAGTTCTCGTGATTCTTGTTGAACCATCAGGATTGCTTATTGTTCGTTCTTTAACTTCAAACAATCCTTTTTCCATTGCCATTTGAGTTGGCATATTTTTTGAAGTACCTTTCTTAATCAAATATCCGTCATTTCTCATTCTTTCAAACAATCGTTTTTGACCAATATCTGTGCCATTCTGTTTGATCAATTTAGCTAAGTCACCAATTAGAATTGAAGTATCGCTAGTTGCAACTGCATCTGCAAAGATCGCTTTCGGTTTCATTTCTTCGTTTTCGATTTGAAGATTAGCAATTGTTTTATGTGCAATGTCTAATGCACGTGCCATAACTTTTTCAGGACTATTCCATGCCTTCTCTAATTCGATTAGTTTTCTACGAATTTCTTTTCCTTTTTCATTGCGTTGTAGCATTGCAATTTCTTTCGCCATATCAAGTGTGATTCGGTAGTCTTGCAATTCTCTAGTTGCTCCGTTATTAACAAGTGTGGAACTTTTCACACTTGTAAAATCTATGTTTTCTTCAAATCCATATTCTCCCATTCGTTCGAACCATCTTGTAAATCTGTCCGTAACATTTAATTCTTTGTGCAACTCTCTAGCCGACAAAGTTAACTTGCCACCGTTTGTAGTTACATTAAATAATTCATTCATTTATTCAATATCCTTCCTTTCTGTTTATGTGTAGCAAATTGTTAAATTTGAATTGTGTCTTTTTTAGACGCTATATGTTTAAAAAAAATAGATACCATTTCTTGAGGCGTTAACGAGTATTTATTAGATATTGCTTCCACCTCATCTTTAGTGAAACTTCTACCATGCTTTTCATTCAATTTCATGGAAAAAGTTTGCTCAGAAATGCCTAAATACTGAGATAATGTTTTGCCTGTATCATTATTTAATACCATTAATGACTTTAATTTTTTCTTATCCATTTTATCACCACCTTTTTTTGAGGTGTCTTTTTTAAGACACTTATAGTATATCACTATTTTATCTTTTTGCAACATGAAATGTGTCTTTTTTAGAAACTTATTAAACTGTAAGTTGAATTTCACGATACATATTTGTTAGAATCAATATATAAGGAGAAATGATTAAAAAGCTACGTATGCAAAACCATTGGACACAAGAACAATTAGGAGAAAAATTAGGCGTTCAGAAATCTGCGATAGCAAAATATGAAAAAGGAAGAGTTGAAAATTTGAAAAGATCAACAATTCAAAAAATGGCAGAAATTTTTAATGTATCACCACTTGTATTTCTTGGATATGAAGTTGAAGAACGACCAAACAAACAAGACATACGATTAAAGACCATATGTAATAAATTATCTAGCCATAATCTTCTTAATGAATTATTCGACAAAGTATGTGATTTAACTGATAACGATATAGAATCAGTAATAATGTTTGTTGACACCATACGAAAGCAACGAGGAATTGATGAATAATAATCATCTGATAATTAGAGGTAGCACAAAACGTCCGCATTAAAACATGATAAACTTTAAGTGCCTGTAAATAGGCAACTGTATTTTCATCTCTCTCTATTTCATGGAAGGCACACTCGCTAAAGGGTGTGTTTTTCTTTTTACAAACAAAAAAAGCACTAGAAATTAATCTAGTGCATTATCTTTATCCATGAATTTTGCGATTCCTTTATCTGCTTGAGGTAGCCAATGTGCATAAACACTCAATACAGTGTTTAGATTGTCTCCTAAGCGCTTTGCAACGTCATACAAGCTAAAATGTGAGCTTCCATCTCTTACCATATTGCCAATCATATACGAAGCACATGAGTGCCTTAAATCGTGTATACGAATGATAGGAATTTGTTCTTCGTTATTTTCGTTTGGATTTTTAGCCAATTCAACAGGGGAACAAGGATTTGTTTCTAAATATCCTTTACGAACTGCAAATCTTAACATCTTATTGATTCTAGATAAATAATTCTTTGCAGTTTCATATCCTACGTTATTAATCATTAATTCCATTGCAACCTCTATATCGTTTGTTGTGATAGACTTTATGTTCACATCACCTAAAATATCAATCCATCTTTCAAGCAATCTGTTCTGAACTTTATAGGTACTTTCTTTTATTCTCTTTTCGGTGTATGCTGCATAAATATTAAACAGTTCCTCAAGTGTGATATTCTTGTATGGGTCTTTAACATTCTCTTTGAATATGATCTCTGCTTTTACTGCATCTTTCTTTTTTGGAAAGCCACGTTTCTTGTATTGTCTATACTTTCCATTCTTCATTTTGTACGAACCATAGAAATACCACGTACCTGTTTTTTCATCTTTCTTTACTGCCATGTAATTTTCCCTCTTTCTTTAGATAACATATAAATTTTATAAAAAACTAGTGAAAATAGGTGAAAAACAAGGCTATTTTATGCCAATATCATGCCAATAATATATATCATACTTTATATAAAGCAATTTTCTTTTTGTTGAATGATATTTATAAGTTTCTAGCTCTTTATTTTCCTTTATTTTTTATTCATCTAGTTTACTTTATGTTCTCATATTTTCTCGTTTTTGACCACATTTTATTTAATTGAACCTAAAAAAATATTCCATGTTTTATGCCACGCACTTTATGCCATTATGCCAAAAACATATTATTGTTTCCTTTCCTTATAATATATAAACAAAAAAGTCTCCCGCTTGGTAAGGAGACTCTTTTGCATAAGTTTTAGTTATCTTAGAAAGGGTGTGTTCATCCACGAAGAACACATCAATAATATAGCATATAATTTTCAAGATTTGTTAAAAAAACAAAAACCATACCTGATGTGGATGAGGTATGGAATCGTTTTGGTGACAGTATCTAAAAAGGGGAGCTTTTAGCAATTGTCACATTTTGTAGTTGTTTGCTAGTGCCACAAAGAGAAATGTTAAGATTCAATTGCACGTCTGCAATTTGCACTACACCAAAGAGAGCTTAGGCCTTTATCGCTCTACTTTTCCTAGCAACATGATTATAACACAAGCACAAATATTTTCATGCATAAAAAAAGAAGAATACGATTGTATTCCCCTAAGCATAGATATTATACCATATTATGGTATTTGTCGTATTGTGCACTCTACTAATCTATGTGCTTATATTTTAACACAAAAAAGCAAAGGACGTATAAATCATACGTCCTAGGAAACTCCTTCTACACTAGTAGACGAGCTATTTTATAATTGGCTATCTCGAGCTTGCGTGATATTTAAGGAGCAACATGATTTTCATTTCCACCAATTAAATTTTCGTTCACGATAGTTCACAAGATCATAATGTATTTACAAACGTATAAACCTCTTTTTTGCAGATTTTGTGCAAATATGAGTGTTTTATGTCGTATTTCTTACATTATGTACAATTATTTGAACAAATTAGCGATTTTTTCAACGATCTTTAGCAACAGTTCAATCAATTTATTGATTCCAGATACATTAATTTCGTCTTTTTTGACAGAATCTGAACTATTTCCATCACTTTTATCGTTTTTTGACTCATCTTTTTCGGAATTTGAACCATTTTCGTCCTTTTTAGGCTCATCACGTTTTGGATCAGATTTGAAGAATTCGATATCGTGATAAACCACATCTTTATCAAACGGATTCGATGTGTATTGATGTATAACTGCAATATCTGAATGATCTGAATTGATATTACCATCATTCGTACCCCAATTTGCAATCCAAATAGGATATGTTGTTTCTACAAATGTTCCTAGCCAACTAGTACTAGTATAAACACCTGTATAATATCCCTTAGCACTCATATAATCGCAGAATATTTTACAAGAGAAAGAACATCTTTCTTTTGTTAAGACACCAGCTTTCTTCTTGTAATTATCTGCATCCTCCATATCAAACCATACACCTAATTGAACATTTCTGTCTTTGATTAGATTATATACATACTCTGCTTCCGCTCTAGCTTGACTATCATCTAACGCATAATCATAGCAATACACACCATAAGGAATCTTTAATTGTTCACATTTATCTGCAAAGTATTCAAATTTCTTATCAGTGTATTCTCCGTAGGAAGCACGCAAAATCACAAAGTCATATTTTGATAAATCAATATCTGAACTGTTGTGTTCTGAAATATCAATTCCGTACCCCTTAACATTCTTAGTGTAATCCGTTGTAGGTGGCTTAGAAGGCTCTGTAGAAGGCTTAGAAGGCTCTTTTTCATCTTCCTCAGTATTTGTATCAGGCGCTCTGAATTTCGCCCACATTTGGCTTCTATCCTCTGTAGCGGACACCGCAACAAAGAACTTTCTATCTCCTTCTTTACCTACAACATATCTATGTCCATTTGTAACGCACTTCCAATAATAACGAATCTCATCTCCTGAATTGCATTGTCCAAATATTTCTCCACTTGGATTATCATAGTGCTTATGCACACCATCAACAATGAATGTTGCGATACCATCTTCCTGAGTTAATTCAATATCTTGTGTTTCAGGAGCACCGATTGTGGCCCACGGTTCAACACCATATGATTCACTTCCACTGACTGCTCCGAAACATCTGACTCCATTTGTATGAATCCATGAAATCCATCTATGTCCAAGTCCTACCCATTTTTCTGTATAGACTTGTTTTTCGCCCTTTACAAATGTTCCGTAAGAAGCACCTGTTGGTGTATCTCTATGAATAACGATAGCAGTATCATTGTTGAAAGTTGCCATTCCATTTTCTTTGATTAATTGAGAAGCGTCATATGCAGAAGCATTAGTATAGAATTTAGGTCTTAAATATCCCCAAATAGCACCTTGATAGTTTAAAGGCCATAACATAGCTTTAGGTTTGCCTAGAACGTTCTGAGAGAGCGCTCTACCTTCCCAATAGATAAATATATGTCCGTATCTTGCATCACCGCCTACAGACACTCCAACGTCACCATTTTGGGGAGCACCCGTAACAACATCAAAATAACTTAAAACACCATTATTTGCTCTGTTAAACCACCAATCTTTGGCATGGCCACGTGCAATACATGGCTTCCCTCCCCATGCCATCAATCCTTGAATTAATGAAACACATTGTCCACCATATGGTTCTACACTTTGAACATAGTTGATGTTCATTATTTGCCCTTTATTATTAAAAACCTTATTGATAGCATAGTTATAAAACTCTTGTGGAGTTCCCATATTTCTTTCCTCCTTAGTTTTTATCTAGCAGAAAGTCTTGAATTTCATCTCTAGTTTCTTGGAGCTTGTCTTTATCATTTTCAGAAAGCATATTGTTGATAATTGCGATATTTGCTTTTAATGTCAAATTACCACGTTGCTTATCTTCTTCTAATCTTTCTTCATGTTCTCCTAGCCTTCGAGAGTGTTCATTCAATTCTTTCTTAATCCTTTCTTGTGTGATAACTAAACTTTCAATTGATTTTATTCTCTCATTATCTATTGCTAACCATTCTTCGTGTTTTCTAACAGTTTCTTTTAAATCGTCATTAGGTTTCTTTAGCTCTTTAATAATCTTTACTACTCCCCAAGCGGAAGCAATGAAACCTAGAAGCCATAAAACATATTCTAAATCAATAGTGATAACTTTTCCCATTAGTCACCTTTGACGTTGATTTTATCAATTCCATTATCTAATTGAATCTTAACGTATTCTTCAATTTCATCAAAAGTACTTTGAACAATTTCACTAATCATTTCTTTTGTGATAATTCCATGCAATGCATCAGGTACTAGATCATAAAGCTTACTAACAACTTCTTCAAACTTCTTGCCACCTGCATTAGTTGTATCTTTGTAGTTGTCCTCAGCTTCTTTAATGTAAACTACTGCTTGCGCAGTAATTTTGGAAATCACTTCTTGAACTTCCTTTGCTTTAGTTTTAGCTTTTGTACTGAATTTAAAATACAAAGCTAATCCACCACAAACCAAAGTAGCAGCAGTCTGTAATAAAGTTAAAAAATCTTGTACATTCATAAATTTACACCTCCAAAAATATTTCATCTCTCTTATATTTTCCAAGGTACTGTTTTATGGCATCTCAATTATATAATGAAAAGAAAAGGACGTACATTTTATGTAGCACGTCCTATAACTTATACAATACATTTTGTGTGATGTAATTTTACATTGTTCTTAGATATTTTAGCATAAATCATTGTTGTAGCAATGTTTTCGTGCCCTAAAATAGCTTGGACTTCCTCAACACCCATGCCACGATTCAAACCATCTGTAGCAGTTGTATGTCTAATCAAGTGAGGGAATATCCTACGTTCAATTCCAGCTAATTCTCCAAGTTGTCCTATTCTTTTCTCGATTCCAAATTTTGATAATCTCTTATGTGGTTTTCTGTCTGAAACAAACAACGCTTTATTATCATCATTTCTAGAATTAAGATAATTCTTTAAAGCAATCTCTGCTCTTGCATTTATGTATGATGTTCTATGTTTATTGCCTTTACCAAATAATACAACTTCTTTAGTTTCAAAATTAACATCTTCTTTATTTAAGTTTACAACTTCTGAAACACGACACCCAGTCGAATACAACAATTCAAAAAGAGCTTTATCTCTTAGTGTTACACAAGCATTTCTTAATTCTTCCAGTTCTATGGATGATAATGGCTTGCGTTCTTTTTCTTCATACTTGATTTTATTAATATTTCTACATGGGTTACGATTTATATATTCTTCATTGCAACACCATTCAAAGAAAGCGTTGATAACAGTTCTTCTAGCATCTAGGCTTCTGTTGCTTATTCCTCTTTGAGTCTGAACTTTATACAGATAAACTCTAATATCGTTTGTAGTAATCATTTTAATAGGCTTATGTACTTGTCTAAAAAAATCTTTTAAGTAAAGATCGTACATCTCCAAAGACTTCATACTTATTCCTTCAATCTTTCTTGTTACGAAGTATGTTTGATAGCACTCAGGCATATAATTGGTATAAAGTGCTACAGATGTTTCAATAGGCTTTATTTCATAACCGTTAACAAATACAGTTAACTTCTTGAACAATACACTTAAAATATCTTTATCAAAATCATCTGATAAAGACGAAATAAATTCATTCACAAATTGTTCTTTCATAATTTATCCTCCTGGCATAAAAAATATAGTCAACGGTCGAAATTATGGTATAATAAAAACGACCTAATCAAGGTTGAAGTTGGATGATGTTTTAGCGGACAATTCCAACTTCTTTTTTTATGCATTTTTCCTAAGTTAAACTTACTACACGTGCTTAAAATAATCAAGCACAAGTAACAAATTAAATAAATTCTTATTTATTTAGTTGATTACGTACCGTCTGTCGGTAATATTTTCATATTGTTGAGATATTAATTGCCCTTCGCCACTTCAGGAACATCAATCAAAAACCTATTTGCAAGTGCTTTTGCTCCTAAAGCCAATGGATGAACTTTATCGTCTGATAACATTCCTTCGTACCAACTAGCACCGACATTTTCTGCATTTACAGATTTTGCAAAATCAATATATCTGTATGTACTTTCTTTGATATATGCGTTTTTATAACTGTTATCTACTCTAGGAGTACATGGAATTGTAGCGAGTACAAGTTCAATATCATTTTCAGTGCAGAAAGATTTAACTTCATTCACACAATCAAGCCATGTCTGATTTATTTTTCCATTGTCTGCATCATTCATTCCCAATGCCCACACAACGATTTTAGGCTTTCCAATTTGCATAATTTCTCTGAATGCCAAAATTTCATTTGAAGATGTTGCACCGCTAAAACCACACATCAGTATATCTTTATATCCGTATTGCATTAACTGATATGTCCATCTGCTAGGATCGCCTAAAGAAATGTAACTATCCCCAAACAACCAAATATCAGAAAGCATATCTGTAAGATTGTAACTATAAACGACATCAATAAGATTTTGATCACCAAAAGCAAATACAGAACCATTGCAACCAGCCATTGGAACATTGGTTTGTTTAAAATCTCCACCAACCGACATTACAGTAACAACAGCTCTTAAATTCTCAACATTTCCAACAGTTATAACAACGTCGATAAAGTCGGAAATAGTCAATCCGTGAGCGTACTGTCCCATTTGAACGGCTTGCGAACCATTGTAGTAATATGCCGTTACATTTGTGTTATCAATAGTAATCCAAGACCCGCCATAAACATTATATCCATGGCCGACAGTAACACTTGAAAACGTGTTGAATTTCGCACTAAATCTATATGATTTGTTTTTCTTATTGTCGATATGCTCACTTAATGTAATCAGACTATCACTTGCAAGATTGTCCATTTCCTTTTTCAGTGTGTAGCCGTTTTTCTTTTCAATAATTACATTTTCCAAAACAGAAACCCTATTTGTTAAATCGGAAATTCCTTTTGGTTTTAATTCTTTCCCCGTTCTTAATATTGACACATAATAATATTCATAATAATCCTGTCTAAAGTTTACAGATAAATAAATATTGTCAACACCTTTTGGCACTACATATCTACTAACCGTTTGAATAGAAGCATCGGCATTTCTTTCTCTGCCTTTGTAAGCATCTATAAATCTTATTTCTTGAAGTGCTTCTGCACTTATCGACAGAGGAATAGTGACAACATCTCCTTCTTTTACATCAAGATGATAATAAAAATAAGAAGAATTAGTAAAAGCACCATTCCAATAATATCCACTGTTCTTAGCTGGATGTTCTTCAAGTACAATTTGCTTTTCTGTTGTTTCTGTTATTTCAACTAAATCTTCCTTTAGTTGACTTACTCCTAGTGCTTCATCTAACTGTTGAACAGTACCTTTTTTAGTTCCTTGTCCATCTTCAACGATCAATAAATCTTCCTTGTTAATGCCTGTTGTTTCAGGCAATTCTTGTATTCTAACTCCCATTATATGTACCTCCTATTTAATTTTCATAGCTTTTATAGTGTTGAATATTACCTTTTTTGTTGTAGTAAACTGCTTTTATTTTCTTTATAACTCCATTGTCGTTGTAGAAAACCTTGGCAGTCCTTAATCGCTCTTTTCCAATTGTATCAACAATCAAGTTAACTCCATTCTTAGCCAAGATGTCTACTCCGTCTTTAGTTAGAATTTCTGTTTGATACAAATTTGTATTGTACGCAAGTTTAAATTGGTCACCCAATGTTTTAAAATCGCATGTAGCACTATCTGATTTAGAACCGAAGTTATCAACTACACGAACGTATAATGTATAACTTGTTTCAGGGCTTAAATTGTCTAAATGAATTTGCGTATCAGTTCCCACATTAATCCAATTTGAATTGTCTAGTGAATATTCATAGTGATCTATTGTTGCTCCTTCATTTACAGAGAATCCATACCAAGCAAACATACCGCCATACGGTGTTAACCGTGTACATTCAATACCACCTACGTTTGGTTTTTCAGGGTTCAATGTTGTAAATGATGTACTAGCTGCTAACGAAGGTTGACCATAGTTATCGACCATTCTTACATAGAATTTATAATTTGTATTAGGTTTCAAATCACTAAGAGTTAAGCTTGTTGCTTTACCTTGGTCTGTCCATTTTTTTTCATCATTAGATGTTTGATAAGAATAATCCGTGGCCATTTCTCCTAATGAGAATCCGCTCCAACTAACTTTTGCAGAATTGGACGTTACCGAGCTTAAAGAAACACTTCCTTTTGAAGGCGCATTAGGATATTTAGTTGTTGTGGTAAAATCAACTGCTTCACTCCAAACTCCATTATATTTCCTTTTGAAGCGATAATATCCCGTGTATTTTGTGTTCGGCTTTAATCCTGTCCATGTATCTACAAAAGGTGTATCGGCTTTTATTACTTTATTCCAATCTATCCATGTTTTCCCATCACGACTCCATTGGTTTTCCTCAGAATAAAACGGAACAGAAATTGTACAATACATTGTTTTGTATGTACTTCCAACATTGCTTATTGTTGCCTTGTCTGCGGTTCTATCAATATTAGGAAGCGAGATGTCTACTGTATTTGTGCTTGTAGGGCTACCTATAGCTCCTGTATATGTTCCATTAAACCAATAATGCACTTTGCTTGATGCATTACCATTAGAATCATGGTCAACAGTAAATGAACCATTTTGTAGAACATATTCCTTGTTCGTACCAGCACCACCATCTGTTAATGTAGCATAGCTACTGTAATTCGGCGCTCCTGTAACACCAGCTGACCAATCTTGTTCAACACGATAGCCTGAATAGTTTGGGTTTTTATTTTCAACTAAAATCCTAGTTCTTGTATGGACTGTAGACCTATTATTTATAGCATCTTGTTCGCTCCATGCGTATACTTGGAAATACATATTGCATTTGCCACTGTATGTCCAAATCAGATGGCTTGCAAGTAATGCCCATCCTCCACCTACATAAGTCATAGATTAGTCTCCTATCTGAAAGTAGAAATATCCGTTAGGACAATTTGTTGTAGTAGGGTCAGCAGTTCCAACTTTGTAACGAATTGCTTCGATATTTACTACATGGTTTTCATCAGGTGGTATCGTTACGTTATTAACCTTGATTGTTTTGATAGGCACTAATTGATCTACAACTTCTTGTTTAATATATCCAGCATCATTTTGAAGTTCAGATACATTTTTAGGGATTTCAGTTTTCTTTGCATAAACACTAGCTAAATCTAGATTGACAATATAATCAACAGGACTAATTGTATTTCCATCTAATTTAATAGTTGTGATAGGCACTTGAATAGCAATGTTTTTTTCGTTGTCTTTGGCAATGTTTGTCCCGTTTACAGAAATTGTCTTTACGAATTGATTTAGAATTTCCATTAAATCCAATTGATTAGAAATATCGCCAATCATATTTCCCCATTTGATTTTCAGATTCGCATGGTCATTGATTACTTGAATTTCTTTTCCGTTGTAGATATAGAATAATCCTTTTGAATCAACATACGCATGGTCTCTACTTGGATTAGTAATATCATTTACTGAATCAACGATTTCTAGCCAAAATTGACAATCACCATCTTTTAAAGGAAATACTACTGCCATATCTTTGTTACATACTACAGGTTGCATATTATTTTCCTCCAGCTTTCATAATGTCTGCAAAACAAGATGCACAAGAAGTAATTTCTACACCTAAGAATTTTGTACAAGCTTCAATAAACTTCTTGTTAATCTCCAAAGCAATATTCAATAATTCAGGGTCTCTATTCGAAGCTTGATATGCTTCAAATGCAGTGTACATAGCCATACTTAAATGTTTAACTAAACACCACTGTTCTCTATCCCCTTTGCCGCCAAAAGAATTGTATAGATAAAGCATTTGAGAACGTCTGATATTGGCATAATCATCAATTTCATCCTTTAGTGCTTCAATCTTTTCTAAATTATCAGGAATTTCTTCTTCACTAATTAATCCGTTCTCAACCTCTGAAATACGTTTTTCTAATAAGGTTTTAGCATGTAGTTCTGCACTTGCAATTTGTGTAAAACTACGGATAATATCTTCTCCAATTCCCGAAGTGCTATATTTGTTTTCCATCTACACAACCTCCTTTTTGTATGCTTTGATAGACAATCTAGCAGACTGTTGTTTTTGTTTTCTTTTAAAGTCAATTTGTTGACTGTTCAGTTTCAATAGCGATATGGCAGACTGCCAATCTCTAGGATTTTGTTTTACATGATTTGATAGGTTTTCAATCCTTTGTTCATATCTATTCATAGATACCTCTTATCTGTTTACATGACTATATTTAAGATAATTTACTAACGTACAATCAAAATTTCCGTTTCCTGTTACTTTTATTGTTTTATATCCTGGATCTAATATTCTATTTCTCTCATCCTCTGAAAGATACCCACAAGCTTTAAGAACATCAAAATTCGAGTATTGCCCAGGCCATAGTCCATTGCCTGTAATCCACGCTCCGTTGAATTGCTGCTTGAAATATGGTGTCATGTCTATTCCTTCAATCTCAACATTAAAGTTTGTAGCAGTAGAATTATCTATTACTAGTTTAAACTCAAAACGCTCATAATAAATCAAATCCTGAGAAATTGACATTCCTATTACCGCTGGTTTAGAACTTGAACATCCCCATCTAGGAAACTCGTACCCATAAAAATCAACTATATGGTTTCTACGTTGAATGGAATTGTATCTTCCTTTTTCTTTCAAATCATAGACACTATCAGCTAATATATTTATCGCCTTACTAATATCCATAACTAACCACTCTTTCCGTCTCTATCTGTTCTTAGGAATTTCTCTAGTGTCAATGTATCTATTTCAATTCCTGTTTTATCTATTTCTCTTTGTAGACTTGTGATATAGAACCAATCATCTTGTTTTAGAATACGTTTCATGTATCTATTACAACTTCCTAATTGCAATAAATTGAGATCATAAATAAATCTGATTCTATCGCCTACGTTTACTTCTTTAGGTAATGCTTCACAAGAAACGTTGATAGCAAACTTTCTTCTTGCATTAATTAGTTTTCTACAGGCACAATCATATACAACCTTGGCCGCATAAATTCTATCGTTATCAGTAATGATAGTAGTTCCGTTTGTAGACTCAGGGTCAATACTCTGTTGTACATAAACACTCTTTACTCTGAAAATACCAATGATATTTGATGTGCTTATTGTTGTGGTATTGCAATACGGATAAGGTTGGTTTTGGCCAAAGAAATTAGCTCTACCATTACCAGCATCTGAAACGTACATTGCAACGTGTGATGCAGGTGTGTCACCGCCTCTACCGAATATGCACCAATCGCCAAATTGAGGTGTATCAACATAATCAAAGAATTGAGAATAGCCTAATTCATCTCTGTTATACCAAATGTAATCTGCATCTCCATCACCGCCAATAGCTCTTGTAGGGTCGGGATAATTTAATGTTTGCAACGCTTTTTTCCATGCATCTACACATTGATATGGTTGTTCAGGAGGTACACCATCCATGTCGATAGATTGACCATTCCATGTGTTGATAAAATTCTGAGCGTTCCAAGGACGAGATTGTGTTTTATCCGTATCGGTTGTAGTTCCGTTATCGTCTTGTTCCCACTCAGGAATCAAGCCATAAATACGTTGAGCAAATTCAATACGTTTTTGATACTGTAAATCAATAGATGTATCACCACGTTCATAATCTGCCATAAAAGCCATTACCATGTAATTCATATCGGCTTCCATATGTGACCATTGTTGAAATGTGATGTTATATGAAGGAGTAGGAATCCAAGGGCCATTTGTAGCATTTGTTGACCATTCCTCAACCAACTTAGCTACTTCCCCTTTTCCGTACATTGTGTAGCTTGAATATCCATGAGAACCAAGCCAATTGGTGATTCGTGTGTACGGAGTCCATTGAACCAATCCAAATCCTTTTTGAGAATCAGGAACATCACCCATTTGATACAAGTTAGGGTTTAAGGTTGATTCTACGTGACACGAACCACATAAAGCAGCAATAGCAGATTTGCTCCAAATGTCTTTTAAAGAGTGCCATAAGGCTTTAGCATTGTTTATTTCCTCTGTATCCGTCAAAAATCTTTGCTCTTTAGGAATTACCCATTTATAGTCTTTAGAGTCTTTTGTCATGTCCTCTAGACTAAATGGCGATAAATCATCAAAAGCAAATGTTCCTTCAATGAATACACCGCTTTCATATCCAACTGATTCCGTATCAATAATCGAATACTCCAATTGATTGTTAGGAGCTAATTTAGGAAAGTCTACATATTCATAATCACGCTCGTTATTTATGTTTGATCTCAAAATAACTACAGGAAACTTAGGGTTCTGTAAGCTTTTATCGTTATATACTTCTCTTAATGACAAAGAGGACATACCACTATCAGATTTATTAGCATAAACTGTAGCTAAGTTAATAACATCCGAAAAATTGGTTTCCATTGTTGGCTCACCAATGATTCTGTAGTTTCTTCCTAACGTTGGTTTATTAGAAAGCATAACAGGTTGTTTCTTTCCAAAATATCCAACTTCAACTTGCTTATCATTTGTAAATGGAACTCTCCAATAAACAGATTGTGTCAATTCACAAGTTTTAGTAAGTGCATCCAATTTAGATTGTCTAGAATAAACATAGTCAATCTTTTCGTTATCAATCTCAGTTTCAAAATTCATCTTCCACTGAGTCGAATAATACATATCTTCGCTTTCGTATACGTTCTTTATAAGAGCGTTTTTAACCGCATAATTTGTTGGGACTTGTCTGTATTCCCATTCGTTGATTACGTGCGTTAGAGATATGTTTAAACCACTTACAGAGGGTTTATAGTTGGTAATCATTCCGTAGAAAACTCCACAATCCATGATTACCCTCATTTCTTTTCTTCCTGAGATTAAATCGTAGTATTCGTTAGGAATTGTGATTTGCATTTCAGGTACTGTCATTAACTCGTTTGAAAAACTGATCGTGCTTAAAGCCTCTCTGAATCTTTTCTTAACTTTTCCAAATTCTAATATTTCAAAGTAAGGAATCATATTTACTCCTAACTACCAATTTTGCCTTGTCCTACCCATTTACCATTTTTTCTGATTCTACTTGACCCTTGGTTTTCTTTATTTGCTTTATCAGCACTATATTTGCCAATAGTGGCCCAAGAGCCTTTAACTCTCTTTTTAAACCATCCTGTAGCTCTATCCAAAGAATAGAACACTTTACCTTTTCTTACTGCCCATGGTCTAAAATCAGGGATAACTTGTTGAATAGAATATATATTCTCGTAAGGTAATGTAGCATCTTCACCTCTTAATTCAACTTTAACGTGTGTTGTATCTGTCGGAAGTTGTAACTTACCACTCCATTGACTATTTTGCGCCACTGTTTCCCATCCTGATGAATAAGCTAATGCCCATGTATCGGCATGAGAGAATATTACTTGATTGTAAATCTCTCTCCATGAGGCTTTATTGTTGTTAGAAACACTAATGATCAAAATATAGTTGTATCTTCCACCATACTGTACATACTTTCCGTTTCCTGTATATTGACCAGCATCCGTTACACCATATCCAACTAAATCTAATGTGAACGTAACACCATAGTTTCCATCATCTGAAAAGTTGATACCTTTTCCATAGCCTTTTGCATGGGCGGTAGCAAGTGGGAATCCAAAGTCTGCGGTATCGCCTGGATTTCCACCTAATACTACGTTTGCGTATGGCCCTGTGTTATCGTAAGCTCCGTGAAAGTTTTGCCATGCCATTAAACACCACCAGCCAAATCATTCTCAGAACTTCCGTTATTAGTACGGATGTATGAGTTTCCATCAGGAGTACCACCAAAGATATTGATATTACCTGTAGCAATGCTTCTTCCGTCATTGAATTTTCCTTCAAATACAGTATCTCCTGTTTGTTTCCATGCTCCACTGTTTTTAAGATTTGTAAGAATCTTTTCAACCGCACTGTACATATCTCCAATGCTGCCTTCAAGTTTTCCGACCTTATTTTGTAAATCTCTGATAGCATTCCAAATCTTTTGGATTTCTGCCCATAGCTTTTCGATTTCTTCCCATTGACCGCAATCAGAACAAATCATTACATCCATGATACTAATTAAATTCTTTTCCAAATCTCTGATAGCTTCTTTTGCATCGCAAACATCAATTGTATCAATCTTTTCTAACAATCCGCCTAATAGACAATCGTTCATATCGTGCATATCTGTACAGTTATTGTGGCCCTTATTTTCAAAGCCTTGGTTTGCTTTAAGATTTGCACAAATAGTATCTGTTACACCTTTTTGAATGAAATTACTGCTTGTAGCTTTCAAAGAATCGCAAGCAGAACAAACATCTTTATTCATTTATGTGTACCTCCTAATCTCTACAGATAACGAAGTTTACCTTGTTATCATTTACAAAACGAGTGTGTAGAGATATTTCATCATCTTCTATCCAATCAACATAAATAGAAAGGAACTGCAACCAATTCGTTGTTTCTCCAGCTTTTACTGTTCCAATCATGCTTAATTCCACTGTTTTGTTAATATCTTCTTCAAATGAAGCATTTGTGATTTTTTGATATACCAACGATCCACTCTTGTTAGGAACACGAATTGAAACATTAGGAGCTGAACCAGCTTGAACTCCTGTCATTTTATAAGAGTAGTGTTTCAATGTAACACTGTTGAATTTGTATGTAGCACTCTTATCTTTGTTAGGCTTCATACAGAAATCTACTTTTCCTGTAATAACTCCGTCCGCCACTTTCTCGTAATCACTAGTGTGAATCCAATCTGAATATCTGAATGTGAAATTACCTTGTCTGTCAATTTCAACGCTCAATCCAGGTGTAGACTGTTCAATAGTATATTGCGTTTCGATTGCCAAATTTTGAAGTTGAAGATTATACAACTGGTCTTGCAATCCACACATCCAACAAATCATAGCTGCTTTCATGTTGTAATCATTGTTGGCATATTGACTCATGAATAATTTCCAATCACACAAATCAAATCCATCTATGATGTCATACAAGCCTTTTGTAAGACAATCATTGGCATTTTCCATGTCTGTACACGTATTATTACCATTATCAGGATTTAAGCCTGTATCGTTTCCTAAAGACGTACAGATTGAATCTGTAACACCATTTTGGATAAACTCTGCACTGCTATCTTTTAACTTTCCACAAGCAGTGCAATAACTTTTTACATTCGCCACTGCAAGCCTCCTTAATTTGTAAGTTCATCAACATCTATATATACACAAGCCATCTTACAACATGAGCCTGTGACAACTAATCTATTCATTCCATGATGTACTGTGAACCCAAATTCATCTTCGATCACTAGATTATCTAAATCTACTTCCTCTGATGCACAACATCCATCCGCAGTAAAGTATAAGTTCCAACTTGAATCAAGTGTTAAAATTCCATCATATTCACCTAAAATCATCATTTTGTTTCCGTTGATTTCAATTTCAGGGTTTTGGAATTTACCATCTAGAATCAATTTGACCTTATCGGTATCTAATACTGTTCCACTGTAGAATATTCCAGCAATTGACTCAACACAATAATCTTTTTTACAGATTTTGTTCTTAATCAAATCATCACCGAAAATTTGTTCACCTTTGATGCAATCATAGACAATCTTGTATGAATTGCCACAATTCATAAAATCTTCCAATGCTTTAGTTCCCATTACGCATAAAGATGTTTCCTTTGTAATGTCTCCACAATCGCATAAACACGAATTGCAAGTTTCCATATCAGGGGGGCAAGTAACACAACACGATAAGCACTCTTGAGCATCTCTGAAATCCTCACAATCAAGGATATTACATACAGAGTAAGGAACTAAGAATGTTTTCTTTGTATCTGCAATATGCCATACACCTTCCCAAAGTTTAAAATCAATATCCATTGATAGATAACCTTGGTATTTTTTGTAATCTTCACTAAATCCTGTGACATAGGCCCATGCCCAAATCAATTTGTTATCTTGAATTGCCCATAACCTTCCAGGTTTAAGTAAATTCAAATTGAAATAGTCACGTAGGAATCTTCTATCTTCATCATGAAAATGTTCATAATTAAAATTCAATGTTAAGGACAAATCACCTTCCGTAAGAAACTGTTGATTCTTTTGGAAAGCAACATAACTACCATGTCCGTAACTGTATTCTTGCGTTGCAGTCTTTGTATCTTGCTTTAGAGAGGCAGAGGAAATCTCCTCCGCACTGTCTATTACAAGATCATTAAACTGAACGTATGTTTTTAATGGGTTTAAGTTATAACAAGTCATTATGCCAAACCTCTCAAGCATCTACCTACTTTGATAGCCTGCCTTCTTTCGTTTCCTTCGTTGAAAGCGATACTGTTATTCGTAACACGATTATCGTTATTGTTGATAGTCACGTTCTTATTAACAACGTTTCCAACATGAGAACCATATCTAGTAGACAATTCTTTGAACGCACCTTTTAAATCCATGTTATTTACTTTATCCATGAAGCTTTGACCTGCGTTCTTAACTGCACTACGTTTCATTACATACTCACCAGGAGTCAACATAGCAGGCACTGTATCTGTTCCACTAGGCTTCATAACGATAGGTTGTCCGCCTTTTTTCAAGTAAACTGGGCCACCTTTAGCAAACTTAAAGTTTTTTCCTTGTGATTCATTTCCTCTGTTTACTGTAGGAGTAGTTGTACCGCCTGTATTAATGTTTCCTGATTGATTGTTGAACGCATTTTTAAATGCACTTCCTAAGTACTGTCCTAAATCTGTGAATCGTGTTGAATATCCATACATCATAGTAATCTGATTAGAGATTGAACTAGACATATTAGAGATGCCTTCACTAAATCCACTTACAACATCTTTTCCAAACTTCTTACCTACGGATTTGAAGCTTTTCTTCTTCAATGAAGCTTTAGCATTATCAATCTTAGTTCCAAATGAACCTTCAATATCAATACTTTTGAAACCTTCAATAATTCCATTTGCCATATCTGTACCAGAGGTATTAAATTCAGACTTCATGTTTGATAAAGTTGTTGCCATATTGTGGAAGGAAGTTACGATTGAGTTTACTTCTGTAACAACATCTGTAGTAGCTTCTCCAACTTTCAATCCTTTAACATTGTTTAGGAATGTTTGAATACCTGTTGTGACTTCTCCAACCTTAACAAAGTCTAGATTTAATCCAACGATAGAATTTAAGTTTTCACACGTTTTCTTTAACTTAGAAACAGTCTTATTAACTGTGTCCATGTTCTCTAGGTTTTCAGTTAATCCTTTGTTGGTTGCCATTTCATTCACTGCATTTCCAATACTTTTAATATTTGCTCGTAATGATTCAAAGTCGAAATCAGTTGAATAGACGTTCAAAGTTCCAAACTTGAGGATTATATCGCCTAAAGTTGTAATCGCCTTTAGTGCGTTATTAAATAGCTTAGAATCAGGCATTTGTCTCAAGTTATAAGACAACATATTCTTGTCTTTTCCTGTTCCAACACCAGCTACAGAAATATATCCAATCGCTTGAGAAATACTAGTGATTGTCTTTTTAATATCCTCTGCATTTGGTAAAGGATTGTTTGTGATTGTTGCTTGCAAGTTTCCAAATTCAGGAACAATCTGTTCCAAAATCTTCAATGTATCTAGGAACTCTTGAGCATTTGTAGAGTTTAAATTAGATTTAATACTCTTTGTAACATCAGGGAATACAATCTTTTTCATTTCTTGAACAACACTAGCTACATTCTTTAAAATGCTTGTACAATTCTCAACGTTAATTGAACTTCCGTTGATACTAGACATTTTAGAAAGGCTAGAAGCCATTGTTGTATAGTTCTTAACGATACTGTTTGCATCCGCAATGTTTGTTGCACTTGATGTGCTAACTGTAGGAAACTCAAAATCATTAATATTCTTGATTACCTCTTGAATATCTTTGAATTGATCGTTGAAAGAACTACTATCAATACTCATTCCTTGTACTTTTGAAATTGATTCTCCAATAGTAACAAGTTTCTTTAGAATCCTAGTGATATTCCAAGTCTCCATGTTCTTCCATAAAGACTCAGAACTTTTAATAACTTGACTCCACCAAGAAGAATATGTTCCTCCACCTTCAAACATATCAATGACATCCATAATTCCTTGGATTTTCTTTTTCAATCCTTTTGTGTTTGAAGGAACATTCTTATCGACTTCTTGCATAGCTTTAGCACAAGCAATCAACGTACCAGCTAGTCCTGTTGTTGTTACCATTCCTAGCACCTGGGCCAATGTAGTGATTCCACCCGTTAGGACACCAGCACCGCCTTGAATACCTGTAATAAGTGTCATAGAGCCAATGCACTCAAATAAGCCTAATAACTTATCGTTGAATGTGTCGAATCCATCAGGCATAGTCTTATCTAGCTCTTGCATAGCTTTTGCAAATAGCCATAAAGCTCCGCCTTGACCAATCATCATTGCTAGTCCTGTTAAGGCATTGTTCATCTCTAATACTTTTGAAACTGCTGCATTAAGTGTGTTAGCTCCCATCATCAATCCCATTACAGAGAACAAATTTGTTAATCGCATAGGCAATGTTGTAATGTCATTTGGAACATTCTTTTCAATTTCCTTTATCGCTTTGCAATAAAGAATAATTGTTCCTGCCCCACCAGCTATGATAGCTAATGAAGATAATTTATTTTTAAATCCTTCTACATCAAAAGTTTTTGGAGTACTTGTCGCAGTAGTAATCTCATCTGAACTTTTGAATACATTTTTAATAGAACTAAATTTACTTCCTAATTTTCCTAGGAATGGAATATTGAAACTTTTTCCTTTGAATTTTGAAGAAATGTTTACTAAATCTCCTAAAAGGCTAATTCCACCGCTTCCAAGTTTCATTAACTTACCAGCATACTTTAATCCAATACCAATTTGGATGTAGTCTGATACGAAACGTCCTAATCCTTTAGAAAAGCTTCCGTCTCCCATTTCGGTGATTTTATCTTTTGCAAAATTATATAGACCGCTAACAAGAGGCTTGAAGAAATCAATTGCTCCTTTGAAATCATCTAATCCTTGTTTAAATCCACCAACAAAATCTTTGAAACTAAACGTTTTTAAAACGCTCAATAATTCAGAGAACTTCGTTTTAATGAAGTCTATGCCTTCGCCAATTTCTTTTTTATGGCTTCTAATGAAGTTTGCTCCTATATCTCCTAAGCCTTCAACTTTTTGAGAAAGTTTATAGATATTTCCGTAAATTGTAGCTCCTGTTAATTCCGTTGAAACATCATCTAATGCACCTAACCACTTTTCTTCGGCTTTACTAAATCTCTTAGGGATTAAGTCAAGACCGTTTGAGATTGTGGCTACAGATGATTTAACCATAGTTGCCAACGAATTTAGGCCACCACCACCTTTTTCATCCAATTCAATCAGAGCATCTTCAAATTGTTGTAATGAAATAGTTGGATTTGAACCTGTAAATGCTTCTCTAAACTCTGCAAATGACATATTAAATTTCTTTGCAATAGCAGTTAAGGCTGGCGTCATACCTGCATCTTCCATTGATCTCAATGTACGAGCATCCATTTTAGAACCCATGATTTGAGAATACTGAGTAACCGCATTGTTTACTCCCTCAGAATCTCCACCAAATGTCAAAATGGAATCATTAATTGCCGAGAATAGCTTTTGAGACCTATCTAAATCATGATTGATTGAAGTAAATCTCGTAACATGGCTTAGAGCGTCATCTAAAGTGGTTGGCAGGCCCAAAATGCTTTCATCTAGGTTATCAATCATCTTTTGGATTTTCGTTGTAGAATCGTCTACATCACCTACTACAGTGGACAATGTTCTTTTCGCAACTTTGATTGTATCGTACCTTTTAACACCACTTGAAACTGCTTCGCCAATTGCATTTTGTGCACTTGAAACCAATCTATACAAACTAGAATATCCAACACCTTGTACTAAGAATCGTCCAATATCTCCTATTGGATTGTTTTGGAAATTCTTGGCAATGTTCAACATACTAGAGCCTAGATTTGACATTTTATTTCCAACATCAAATGTAATCTTACTAGCAGTTTTCAAAGCTTTAGCAGCGTTTTGAAGATTGTTTAGTTTATTCAAGCTATCTTGATAGCCGATAACTTGTGACTCAATATCCGCTTTTGTGTTTCTTACATCATTCTCTTTTTCAATGGTTTCGTCTAGCTTTTTATTTGTATCTTCTAACTTAGAAGAATCTGCTTCTAATTTTATTTTTTCTTTGTCTAAATCTGCGATTGAATCATCAATCTCATCAACCAATTTTTGAGCATCATTTAATTCACTGATGTTCGCTTCAATCTTAATTTTTTCTTTGTTAAGATTGTTAATTTTCTTTTGAACTTCATCAATTTCAATGCCAACCTCTCGCATATCGTATTTGAGAGCTTCACGTGCACTGTATAGGTCTTTAAGCTTATCGCTTTTATCGTTTTCACCTAGTGTCATGTCATTGATGACATCATGAATTTCATTGGCATTTGCTTTTAAATCAATATCAATAGAAAGCTTTTTATTGCTCAAGGCTAATAACTCTTTTTTAAGCTCACTAATATCATCTTTAATATCAAATAATTGATTCTTGAAATTAGCTAGATTATCTAAATCAACTTTTAAAGAAAGTTTTTGTCTTTCCAAAGCTTCCTTTTCTTTTTTGATTTCTTCTAATCTTGCCTTAATTCTTTCTAATTCTTGGGTGTTAGCATCAAATTTGAGTTTTACCTTTTCAATTTCTTTTAACTCTTTTTCGAGTTGTTTTATTCTTGCTTCGGCATCCTTAATGTCAAGGACTAACCTAGCACCGACTTCACGTACTGACATCTTCGGACTCCTTCGCTAAATCTGTTTTCTGCATGAAATGAACCGCATATCTGTCAATCTGAGGTATTTTCTTTTTAGAATTTTTATTTGCCTCGTTAATTTCATTCCATGTTTTATCGCTTTGTAGATTTGCGTAGTACCCAAAGGCTACAACTAATTCAGAAACACCCCAATGGTCTAATATCTCATTGGGGCGTATTTTTAGAATTTTACCGACATAATGAGCCATGGTTGAATAAAGATTTAGTTCTGCAACATAAGACTTTGCTTTTTTTACTGAATCCTTTTTATCATCCCCCTTATCAATTATTTGATAAAAACTGTTTCTACCTCATTAAATAATTCAGGATATTTGATAATTAGGCTAATCATGCAAGTTAAAACTGAATATTGCATCATGTGATCTTCATAAAATTCATCTAATCCTAAGAAAATTGCAACAACTTTATAAAGTCCATCAACTAAATTTGTAGAGGATTGAGCGTATAAATGGAAAATCTGTTCGTTTGCTTCATTCATATACGCTTCATAAATCTGAACCATAGTTTTGCTCACTTCTTCATCATCTGTGTCTGTTGTAACGATTCCATCTTTTCCTTCAATGAATTTGTGACCATAGTATTCCTCGATTTCTTGGAATTTTTCTTTATATGGGTCTAGGATTTGTTCTGCATCCAATAGCAATGGCTTTACTTCGATTAAAGCTTCTACCATCTTCATATCTTGTCTAGGAGATAATGTTAGATTTTCAAACTTCTTATCGAACATAACATATTGCCCTACTCTTTTAGCGTTATCAGGAACATCAATTTTATATTCTTCGATCTCTTTTTCAGTGAATCTAAAACTCACTTCAATATCAATTGTTTTAACATCTGTCTTATTTGCATCACCAACAACTGCAATTTCACCACCATTGCCATAGACTGCGTGAGGAGTATCATCCTCACGAGCTACTTTTAACTTTTCAATCATGGCATTTAACTGTGTTGGTTCTAAAATCTTTTGTTCTTCCATCTCATTTGCCTCTCAATTTCTATAAATTAGCGTTAGCTTTGTTTACTACATAAACTTCATACCAGTTTCCACGAGTATCTTTCTTGAACGCTAAACTAAATTCAAACGCTCCATCATCAGGGATACCCATTGGGAATGAAGTAATTTTTGCATTGTGGTAAGTAAATACCTCCGCAGTTCCATCACTTCTATAACGAGTGATTGTAACTTTCGCTCTCTTATTCTTTAAGCTATCGTTGTTTGCTACATAGTGTTGCAATACATCAACAGTCATTGGATAAGAAATCTTTAATGTTTTACCTACTAAATTTTTGTTGAAGTAAATTTTTGAACCTTCAATATCTAAGCTTGGATTGATTTTACTGTTCAATACTTGGTATTGAGACTCATCTAAGTTAGCCAACAATGGAGTGTTAATTCGGTTCAATGTAGAATCTGTGATATTACATTGGTCGCTCAATGCTGCATAGATAAATCCACATTCTTCAACAAAGTGGTCTGCAATATGGATTGAACCATATTCAGGATGTTCTTTATCTGCTTCAATAACTACTTCCTGAGTACGCATCATAAAACCTTGAGATTTATCTCCCTTGCCGATGAATGGGTTCATAGTTAAGTAGTTAGATGTTAATTGAGTGCCTGTAAATGAACGCTCAATAGAAGCAGAATCATCATCATAAGAATCATCAAAGCAACTTGTATCTACAGGGTCTACAGTATCGTCACCATCAAATCCTGATAAGCAACTTACTTTAATGTCGTTATTAGAATCTAAGTCTGCAAATTCTTCAAAGAAACTGATTGAAGAAAGACCAATCAAGATACTATCTGCTGATTTATCTGTTAATGCTACTTCAATGCTTAAACGGACACCTGATGTACTTGCTTCCCATCCTTTTCCTACTACATTTGTAGGAACTGTTGATAAGTCAATCTGTACAGGGTAGAATCCTTCTTTATCTGCTTTTAAAGTGCTTGTATATTCGTCTGCATTTGTCATTTCATGATCTAAAACATCTGAAATCTTTGTTGTGATTGTGTAAGTACCTGCTTGAGGAACATTTACGTAGTAGTAAACAACACCTGCTGCAAAGTCTAATGCATTTTTCAATGCTTTAAATACCGCACCACTTGTGTGTACTTTGTTTCCTTCTCCACCTTCTGCATCCGTTTCTTTAGAAGTGATGAACAATGTACCTGTATTCTTGCATCCAAATGATTCGCAAACGTTAATTAAATCAGGTGCAATAGTACGTGATGTATAAGCACTAGAAGTACCTGTAATCTTTTCAAATTTACGAGTATTGATTTTTAAACAAGAATCAATATCACTCATGATAGTAATATCAATTTCTTGAGTTTTAGTTAATTTAGAGACACTTAATTTGTCACTAATGATTTTGTTAATGTTGCAGTTAGACATTATTTTTGCCCTCCCATTGTAGCTTTTAGTACACGCTCCATAGCACGCTCTGCTTTAGCACCGCCTAATTGATTTAAAGCGTTTAGTTTGCGTGAAACAAATGCTTGAACATCTACTTTCTGTTCAGGAGTCTTTTTAGCTTTTGAAACTTTTTCTTCCATTTTTTAATCTCCTTTATTTAACTTTTGCATCAAATCTAGATACCGCTCTAGCAACAAAATCATTTGCCTTTCTAGGTGGCATCTTAATTTTGTGTGCAAAGTGTTTCTTTCCCATTTCATCTACCCAAACGAATGGCCTTCCGTTTTTACGTACTAACGTATAAACTCGTTTCGTTCCATTCTGTACCATTGGGGAGTAATCAACATGAGAAGGGTTTCTAGAATCTTTTTCTAGTTTGTCTGCATCTACACCGATTAGATATTCGGTATTAGATACTTTTTCCTTCGTGATTGAATCCTTTAAAGCACCTGGCCTATATTCATTCCATGGCATACTTGTCATTTCTTGAGCATAGAATCTACTCCCTCTTGGAGCTTCTTCTCGCATAGTTTCTTCTAATTCACTAGCCAATCCTTCAAAATCTTCTTCACACGCTTCTATAACATCTTCTAAGAGGCCTTTTAGCATTTCCTACACCTCGATAAAGGGGTAATAAAGTTTGCCTCCATAGACGTATTTAAAGCCTTTTAGGAATACACCGTCTTCATACGATACTTCCTCAACTTTGTTCATAAGGAATATTTTTACTAGGCCACTAGGCAAACACATACGTTTTGAATAATCATAAGATGTGTTTGATTTGGCTTTCGCACCGCATACAGGGCATCCGTTTTTCTTTGTGGAACTTTTCATTCCAATATATTTAATTCTCATACTACTGCACCAACCCATGTGTCTTTTGAATTACATACTGACAAGATACCTAACTGCTCTGAATACGCTTTTGTAATATGTTCACGAACATACACACTAATTGAAATCTGAGCATCAGAATTTTCTTCTGAGATAAGAACATCACTACCATCTGTTTCTTCACAAGTGCTACAACCACATTCGCATCTATTCATTGCGATAACAAATTGTAGAAAGTCGCAGAATACAGGCAATAGACATTCAGGTATCGTTTCATATCCAGCTACATAACTGACAACGATCTTAGATAATTCATCACATCCACAATTGCACACATCTTTGTAGTCGATATTAGATAAATCAACGTACACGATACTGTCGTATGGGTTATAAGAAAAATCTTTATCGACTTCTAATTTGTGAGTAGTAAATGTAATTCTTTCTCTAGTGATAACAGATACTTCAATCGTTGTTGGGTCAATCATTGGATAGAATAGCGGTATGCGTACAATCCCTGAATCGCATCCACATTTCTTAAATTCACCAACATCAAAGACTTCCTCTCTTTGAGATGAGAGGAAAGTCTCACAAGGATGGTTTTTCCAACAAGTGATGGTACTAATTAAATCAATTAGTTCTCCAACATTCTTTTCAAGCTTATCTGCTTCTAAATCGCTTTCCTTTATGCACGAACAATAGTTTTTCAATTGTTCGATAATTTTTTCGTACATTATTCACCAATGTTGATTGGTACGATAGTTGTTGGTTTTAATACAAGGTCTAATCCGTTTAATGTATCTCCTAATGTAGCTGCTGACATTGGGATACCTTGGATTACCATTAATCGGTTTGCATCAGTTCCAAATGCACATCCAAAGTTGTAGTAGTAATCACATTGAGTACCGCATCCTTCAGATGGTGTATCTGTAGCACCGAATGTATGACGTTGGAATTTTTCAGATGGTTGGAAAGTAGTTCCCATTACCAAACCTACTGTATTTCCTTCTAATACCCATACATCACCTGTACCTTTTGTGATGTCGCATGGAACTAATTTATCTGCGATAAATCCATGTCCTTTAAATGCGACTTCGCCTGTTTCTTTATTGCGAGTCCATCCATCAGGATATTCTCCGTTGAATTTACCTGGAACAATAACAGATTTGATGCCTTCAAGTACCAATGGGTGACAAGCGAATTTGTAATCGCCATCTCCTAAAGCTGCCAAACGTAAACCAACTGAATCAAACGCAGATAATACGTTTGTACCTACAATTTTGATAACTGCTTTATTTTCCATTACTTCCAATAATCCATGGAATGGTTTCAATGTAGGAGTACCTGTAGACATTGTCCCTAAGATTACGTTAATAGCAGTGAAGTATGCCATTGAAATTAAATCCATACGTTTCTGAGCTTCTTTAATAGTTTCTCCTTCACGTTGGAAGTAGCAAACCATGTCATTAGCTTTGATTTTACGTGTTTCATTTACCAAGCTATCCATAATAGGTTCGCAGCTCTTTAAACACAATAATGCTAATGGTGCATTGCTACCGCATTTAGCTAAATCTAATGGAACCCAGCAACATTCACCTTGTGTTGATTTAGGTTCTGTTGTTCCGTATGTGAATGGCAACTGAATATAGAATTTGCCATCTTCTTTTTTTGTTACGCTCCATGCTCCTCGGTTCATAGCACCTTGCATCTTACGTGAAGCTGGTGTGTTCATTAACCAAGAAACTAATGGGAACACGTTTTGGAATGGATTGGCTGGTGAGTTATCTGAATAATCAGTACCGATACCAACTGTTCCTACATTTGATTTAGAAGCGTTTGCTGCTAAATTCTGTCTCGCTTTTTCATAATCAATATAAGCTCTTGAAAATGATGTTAAATCCTCGATATTAGAACTTAGACGTTCTACCATTCCTGGTGTAACTGCCATTTTTTCTAATAATGTGTTATCAGGATTTGTAAATAATAAATCTAACATGGTTTACCTCCTATCCCCACATATCTCCGCTAACTTTAGAAGTTGAAGCTAATTTTTCTTCTTTCTTTTCTTTGTCGTTAGCTTGTCCTGAGATCAAACTAGACAATCTGTCTAATGTGCTTTCTGCTTTCTTTTCAAATTCTGTTTTTTCTTTCTTAGAATTTTTTAATTTTTCTTTTAATTCAGCATTTTCTTGTTCTAATGCTTCAACTTTTGCACTTAAAGCTTCAAAAGCATCCATAAATTTGTTGATTTTTTCCATGTCATCCTTAGACATTTCAACAGTTTCCAAAGTTTCTTCGCCTTTTTTAGCTTCTTCTTTGTTTTCTGTTCCTTCTGCTTTGCTTTCAGGTTCTTTATCTTCTTTAGAAGATTCTTTTTCTTCTTTTTCTTCCTCTTTGTTTTCTAAAGCTTCGTTCTTCTTTTCTTCTTTATTTTCAGAACTCAACTTTAAAATCTTTTCCCATAGGTTCATTTCTGAGTCTCCTTTACTGTTTAAATTTTCGCCTGTACTGTTTACATTGGCTGGATTTGCAACAACTGAGAAACCAGCAATCTCAATTTCGTTGTAGAATGGTGCATTAAATTTGAATGACGATTCAAAATCGAGTGTCCCTCTCAGTTCTGCACTAATACTCAATGGTATTTCTTGTTTCAATAAATCTTGCACTATGTGCAATTCCCTGTTTAGTTTGACGTTTACATCAAGACCTTTTCTTCCATCCCCAATATCGACAACCGTTAAATCATCTTTAGTCCATGTACCTAAGTTTAAAGGGAGTGATGTAATGTCAATGTGAGCTAAGTTGATATATCCTACATAATCAGAACTCAAGCTATCGTAGAACGCTTGTACTGCCCCTTTTTTGATGTATAGACGAATATCATCTCCACCCTTATATGTTATTGCCCCCTCGTCAATAAGACGTGTAGGTTTGTTTTCTACGTACCCTGAGGATAGGTTCACACTGACATAATGGTTTTCTTTATCTACGCTCGATAAAGTGATTGCATTGTCATAAAGTGCTTTTCCTTTTTTTCTGCGATCAAGGCTATCTTTAATGCTTTCTACATATGTTGGAACTCTTTTCTTTTGTGGCATTATTTCTTAGTCTCCGTTTCTACTACAATTACGGGTTTATAGAACAATTTCTGAATCCTTCCACCACATGAATTACACTTCTTGACTTCGTATGGAATCTTTGCTCCTTTTAATATTTCTTCCATTGTGGAATCATATCTTTTTTGAATAGTTTTGTTTCTAAGTGCTTCTAACAAAACTTTATCTTCGGGAATCTTATATTTCTTCTTAGGCTCTAGAACTACATATCCGTATAGCAAAGTACCGCTATCTAATCTTGAATAAACGTCAATTTGCGTTTTTTCTTCTATTACATCAAGAAGTTTCAAATACTGTTTTGCGTTCTTTGCTGCTTCTTCCAATGCGAACTCATGTCTACCGTTTTGCTTTAAGAAAGCATTTCTTTCTTCTAGGGAATCGAACCAAGTAACACCGTTAATAGTTTGTACGTTGTTTTGCATGGTCTCTCCTTCTAAGCATCATGGCATTGATCGTCTGTATACTTTGTTTCTGTTTGTTCTGAGCGTTCTACTTTTGCTACATTGCAGAATAAGAACGAAGTCCAAGTTGTTACTGTTTTTTGATTAAGTGATTCACCTGTTGTCGTAATAACTGGCCATTCAAATCCAATAGCTCCGTCTTGGTCATTCAATTTGTTATTCCAAGCAGCGTTAAAAGCAGTTGCATCTTTCCCTGTTAAAGTGATAGGGCCTCCGTACCCTTCTTTAAAAGTGATTTTTACAGTGAAACTACGTTTAATTGACATTTATGTATCTCCTTTCGTTAATTTGCATATAAAAAGGCAATACCTCGAAATATGCAAAAATCTATATAGACAGTGAAAACTGTTTATACCTTTTGTTTATTTCCAAATATTGCCTTGTTTTCTTCTACTTTTTACTTCTTATTAAAACTCTAATGTATCTTCTACTTGTTTTGTTGGGTTATTACCAATCAATTTAAGAATCTTGACCATTGATTCTTTGTTCAATTTACCTTTGAACTCGTTGATAAAGTCTGTATCTGAAATATTTCTTTGACCAATTAAGAATAAATCAGCATTTCCTTTTGAATCTTTCTTAGCTCCAATCTGATATACATGAATTGTAGTTGTATATACACGTCCACTAGCCTGTTCTTTGCAAGCTCTGTAGTCTGTTACGACTTCGTAATATACATCTTTAACAGTTTCTTCCTTCTTTGTTTTTTCATTGGCAACAGTTTTTACGATTTCTACTTTTCTGTATCTGTTCTCAAAGAAAGAAGTTGGAACTGCAATTGCATTGGCTTTTGTTTCCAAATACCCTAATCCATCAGGTCGCATAGGTCTTTCACCAAATTCAACCTCTTTACCTTGGATTTTCTCTTTTACCAATCCAATTTTGTTGATTCTCTGTGCATCTTCAAATGAATATAACGGAGTCCCATTTAAACTTCCTAGGGGTGTTACCTCATTTTCAGATAAGATACTTTTTAAAATATCCATTTCCATTTTATTTTCTCCTCTCGCTATAGCGTTTTCTCGATAGAATCCATCATTCTAGTAACTGATTCCATCATGTAATTCTTTGTGCTCTTGTCTAACGCTTCTGCTCCGTTGACAATAGCGCCTACGATTTGAGTAACTGACAAGGCCAATTTATATGTCTTTGCAGACTTGTCTTGTTGTTCTTTCAATTCGTATTTATCAAAATAAACCTTTGGCACACCTAATTTCTCACTTAACATAGGAGAAATCTGAGTGGCGAACCTTTCTCGCATTGGTACGATTGTATTTGTCATGGCATTATCTATGATTCTTTCCATAGATACGTTTCCTGATACATCCCCTAAACCGATTAATTCAGGAGTAAGGCCGAAACACTGACAAATAATAGAACCTTCCTTCATTTGAAGGTATTCTAAGAACTCTGTACCTTTCGTAACACGAGGCAAGTGATCCATTTTATCGAAAATAGAACTTGCAAGGATTACATTGTCTGATTTTGAATTTCTGATTTCCTGACCTAGACGTTTAGCTTCAATTCTTGCTTTGTCGGCTCTGTCTGCTTTAGAACTTGATGATTCGTCTAGAACTTGGGAAGCCGATAAATCAATCGTATCTCCTTTGGCAAATCCATCTTTTAACCAAAAAATCAAACGTCCTGGCCCATCATACTGAATATCGTAGTTTAAACGCTCGTAAACCGCACCTAATAGCTTTAGACGTTGTTTATCACGTAATAAACAAGATAATCCGTTCTCATGGTCTGTTCCGTTTCTAAGATTGCAGAAATTATCAGGAATCTCTACAATGATTGTTCCGTCTTTTGACATTAATTTGCCTGTTTTAAGGAATAACGCTTCGTCAAAGTCGATTTCCTTTGTTCCTAATGAGATAGGTTCTTTATCGTCTGCCGACATAGCATAACAGATAGGAACTCTAAAGCCTTTATATTCATCATCTTCACGCATGATGGAAACATAATTACGATAATTCTCTGTAACAATTCCTTTATCTTCGTCTAGCCAACGAATACCGCATTTTCCGTACAATAAGGACTGCATAATAGCATTTTGAAGTACAGAATAGTTTGTAACACCTTGCACATTGTGTTTGTAAAGGAATGGCATAAGAACATTCTTGTCTAAATTCTCATCACCCGTTGTGATTCCATTTGAGAATATAAAGTCAATAACCTTACCGATAACATATGGTAGCGTTGGTAGATTGTCTATCATCCAATCAATCTCATCAAACTGATTCTTAAAATTTGTCTTTATAAATCCGTTGATGCAATCTGAATTGCAGTTTAACATAGCTTCCATTACCTTTTCGGCTTCGGTTTCTGCATTAGAACTGTGAATATTGTGCGAAATGTTAGGTGACACATAGGTATTGGATGCTAGTTTAACTCTATCCTTTTGTCTTTTCTTTGTTCTTCGACTCAAATTAGCACCTCCTAATCGTTCTCTGCATACGCAAGTATTTCACTGCTTAGATTATACATTAAACAACTGCGGACAGAAAGTACTGAGGAATCTAGGGCATCAGGAGAGTGTCCTAAGCGTTGTTTTATCTCCTCTTTAGGAATAATGGCTATTTTCTTATTGTTCTTCGATACAGTCCTTGTAGCAAGCAATTCAGGCTTTAATCTTTTTGCGACTTCCGTTGTGAAAGTCAATTTCTTACTGTCCATTAGCTGCTGAAAGTCTAAATACATTTCCGCTCTTAGATTAAATGCATATACTGCACTGTAATGTCTTGCCTTGATACGTGTTTTTGTTGGCCCTCCTTGGAAATTGACACCCTCAAGGATAAATCCTAGCTTATCCGAGTATTTTGACAATCCTTCGGTCAACCAAGTACCGAAACCAACGTCAACACAAACATATTTGATGTTTAATGTCTCAATAATCTTAACAATCTTGGTAATAATCTTCTCAGATGTGACTCCTTGAACCCAAACACCCTCTTTAAGATTGTAAATTGTCTCGATTTTGCAGTTTCCGTATCTATTTTGGGAGCATAAAGCAACATCTATACCATCTTTTCCTGTATAAGCCGAGTCAACACCTAAGAAATAACGCTTTTTATAGGAACTATCTACTTTATCGTCGTCTAAAGTCATGGTTTTGAACATACTTTCGTCTGAAAATTCCTCTAATTCGCATACTAAATAACGTTGGCAAGTACTTCTATTCTTGTAAAAATGAGAATTTAGTATCTGAGAAGCACTTTTCATACGATCTTCTTCGTATGCAGTACGTACATCCATCCAAACAACTAATGTTCCTTCGGGGTATTTCTCGTTTGTCATGCAATCGTAGAACTCACCACGTTTGTGTGGGTTGGAAATAGCAATTTCAAGCTCTTTTGAACCGTCAACACTTGAAAATTCCCTTCGTCCTATCTCGGCATACGCATCTTCACTGACTTGGGCCGCTTCGTCAATAATATAATCTCCACCCTTACCGATAGCGTTGTTGTTTTTCTTCGGGTCTACACTGTTTCCACCTAATGTAACGATTTCTACACATCCTCCACCTTTGAACGAAATCTTAGTTTTGGAAGTAGAAGTCTGTAATTTTTCAATCTTGTTTCCTGAGTCTAATACAGAACTCTGAATAGACTCGTCTGCGTTTTGTAAATGTCCGATAACTTTGGACATGATGATAGTAGCGGTTTCTCCTGTTGCGGCCGCAATTCGTACTTGATGTCCTTTATAAGCACGATAAATAGCAATCATACCTAAAGTCCAGCTTTTGCCATACTGAGAAGTTGTAATTGCATAGATTGTATCGTAACCCTCTACAACCGCACCGAACAACATAGCTTGTGTGAAGTGAAGATTGACTTGAAAATATGTCAAAGCCTCTCTTGCACCGATAACCGCAAGTCTGAAAGCTTCTTGCCTAGAAATATTTAGTCGTTTGTAATGCTCGGGGATATATCCTCTCGTCCAATTCTTCAATTTATACTTGGGGGTAGCTCCATTCAACAATCTAACAACTTCTTCTTGGCTCTTATTAATAGCTTTAGCTTCTTTTAAGTCCTCTACATCCTTAAAATACTGTTCCGTAACACTAAGAGTCTGTTTCTTCACTGTTTCCATCCTCCTCGTGTTCTATTACCTCGGCATCTAAAAATTCACTTCCCATGTTGATTCCTAATATATCGTTGATTCTTTCCTCTGCAATCGCTCTTTTCTGCTCAACAGTAATATTATTTACACTTCCAACATTTAAAATATTGCTCTTTCCAATGCCATCCATTCTATTTAGTTCCTTTAAGCAGCCTAATCTGTCTTTCATGTCCTTTTCTTCGTCTTGAATGTTATCACTAAGCCATTGTCTGCGTTGCTCTACTGTCATAACACTCCTTTGATCTCTCTTTTTTACCCTCTCATGTATGACATTCCTAAATAAAGGACTATTTAATATCTTATATCCCTTGTTATAAGCACTCTTATCGCTTAAATCAGGACGAATCTTTTGCATGGACTTCGTAATATTCCCACTCTTTGAATACTCGTCAAAGAACCTCTTAGCTTCATCCTCACGCTTTAATTCTGAAACACTCTTTGCCCTTGGCATACTCTCATCCTCTCTTTCTCTACCTCCCTACATTATAAATGATTTCTATGTGGACGTTTTTACCTCTCGTTTACCCCTCATATACTACTCTCTTACTACTCGCTTACCCCTCGCAAAAATACTTGAACTCATTTTTTTCAAAACGTAAAATTTCGTTTTCCAAAAATTTTTATCTAAAAAAGGGGGTGGTTTGTGTTAGCAATTATTTGTGTTAGCACTCTGCTGTGTATAGTGCTAGGTGTAAAAAAAGTGGTTTGGTCGAGAGGGAAGGCATGGGGTGTGTATGGTCGTCAATTCCTGTTGCGTTTTTCAAATTTAAGCAGCAACCCAAACTTTATGGAATGTATGCAATTCAAAGACAATTTAATCAAGATCAAGCAAAGAGTTATAAATGCTTTAAGCAGCAAAGATAAGAAAAAAGACAATAAAAAAGCTAGTTCAAACATTTTAGTTCAAACTAGCATAACAAATAAATGATAATAAATAATGCAATAAACAATAATATAATCCATAACAAGTATTTATATAAGAATGCAAGAAGTAATATAAATACAAGTATGGTTGACAATTGATCAATCATTTAGCAGCCTTTCAAATTCATTTAATTTATTAATATAATAATTCATTCTATTTTTTTCTTTTTTAGTTTTAAAACGATCATTATTATATAATTCAATCCAACTATTTAAGCCTTTTTTATAATATCTTAGAAGTTGCTCATACATAAATTTTTTAGAGTATGAATTAAAAGTTTTATGATCGTTTTCAATGAATCGAAATGTAATACAATTGCCATACGGATATATCGTACATAAATATATATACCCCTTATTGAATGCGCCTTTTTTATTAGTTCGTATGGTTTGGCAACTCAAACCGACTATACAATTACATAGATTTTTAATGTCTTTCATGTATATTTTAGTCATTTTCTTTTTACTCCATTTCTTTTAGTTCATCATACATACTACAAGTAATATAAATACCATTTCTAATACAATTATATAATCGTTCCATAACTCTATTATTAATTAATTCATGACAGCTATACAACGTAACGAGCCTAACTGCTGGGCCTATGTCGTCCAACTTTAACCGCTCGTTTATTACTTCTTTTATTAGATCAAATTCTTGTCTAGTCATTACATACACCCCCTTTATTTATAAATTAATGGTAGTACTATATTCGATAGGCCTAGAAAAAGGCCTACAATTAATAAGTCAAAACAAATGTAGAAGTAGAATTTTAGGAGTGCAAGTAATAACACTTGCACGTTATTCATTTTGTTAAGTTGCTTGCGAGTTACCATTGCCAGCACCTACCAATCAATTTTGATATTTGTTAAAACATAGCTCCAACTAGTTCCATAGTGTGTTACACCCCAAAGATACATATCTAGTTTTTCATTATAATAAACGATTTCGTTTGTTTCTTGTTGTAACAATCTAGCGCCCCAATCATCTATAATGAACCATTGAAATACTTCTGGATCGTCGTCTTGCTCGTTTTCAAGCTCTTCTATCTTTTCATTAATCCCATTTATTTCATTTTCTATAATTTGAGATGGGCTGCTTTCGTTTTGTTCTTCTAACTCGTCTCTTTTTTCTTCCAGTTCTTCTATTTCTTCTGAATTGTCAACAGTTCCACTTACTTGCTCCCATGAACCTATGTCATAAGTCAATGACATGATGTCGTTATTTAATACGGCGTCAAAGCATTTTGCAAGCGTGGCATAGTCTACGCGTCCATTTTCTAGCCCATATTCACTAATAGGGTTTCCAGAATAATATTTTTGTTCTTTTTTCATTTTCTTTTTAGCCCCAAACTGATATAATTAGGACGTATATATATTTATTGGGGCTTTACCTCCATTTTCTTCTATATTATATATATACGCTTTTTTGGATGATCTTACTTCTTAACGTTTAGCAGCATATGGAAGTAAGGCCTTTTTTTATGTCTTGTTTTTGGTGGTCACCCCTTTTCTACAATACTATTATACCATGATATCGCTATAATTACCACCCCTTTTTTCACTTTTTGTTCACGAATCATGAATATAATAGC